GGCCCCCGCGAGGGGGGCCCCTGGGCTTAGTGCTCTGACGCATGGAGGGCAGTAGCCGTCCTAAACGTCATCTACAGGAAGGGAATGTCATGTCTGGACCACTCACAACGCGTTCTCGTGAGATCACGCGAGAGTCCAGTTCCGACAGGGTATGGGGTTCCACCAGTGCCATTGGCGAGCACCGCAAGGTGCAGACCTGGCAACAACGGACGCAGTCTGGGTCTTCGATCTTCCCGTGGCTTAAACGCCATTGGAATGATGATCGGTACCCCGACTTTATCCGGGATTTCTGGCATCGCCAGAACTGGGGGAACAACTTCCTCACAGAGAAGGGTTCGATCCGGTCCACCTTAAACCAGTGGTCCGGATCGGGTTCGTATGCGGGCGCGTGGAACGTTAATTACAACGGTCCAGTCCTCCTGGCCGGCTTTAATACCCCAATGGGGTTAGCCACCAGTACGGAGTTAAACGCGCTCACAGAGCTCATGTGGGCAATGGGTGGCACGGCTATAAACCGTGTCAGACCCGGGAAACCGAGTCTCGACCTTGCTACCGCCATCGGCGAGCTTCGCTTTGGCGGCCTGCCCCGTATGATCGGGACGGGCTTTGCTAGAGCAGAGTCTCTACGCGAGATTTTTCGCGAGAGCGGGAATGAGTACCTTAATGTGCAATTTGGCTGGGCCCCGTTAATTCGGGACCTCCAGTCGGCTTGCCAGGTGGTGCTTAATACTCGTTCGCTGCTTGAGCGGTATCACAAGGATATCGACCGATTGATCCGTCGGAAATACACCTTCGACTCCACTACTAACGTTGACACGACTTTGACTAAGAGCGCAAGCTCCTATAAGTTCGAGCCGTGGGGCGCCTTTACCGGCAGCCTTCTCAACAATAGTGTGGGTCTTAGCACGGCGAAGCCGATCGAGATTACCAAGACGGTGGTTAACAGCCACCTATCAGCTGGGTTTCGCTTCTTCTACCCCGAAATTGAAGGGGCATTGGAAGATCTCGCTCGGTTCGAGGCTGAGGCTAACGCGCTTTTGGGCACGCGCCTTGACCCCGAGGTTTTGTGGAACCTTCAACCGTGGACATGGCTTGTCGACTACTTTGTTTCCTTCGGGGACGCGCTGGGCAACTTGTCCGCAATTGTAGCCGATGGTCTAGTGATACAGTTCGCCTATCTAATGATGGAGACTAAGATAACCAAAGAAGTCACCCTCCCAGAGGGTGTCTGCGGGCGGATTTCGTCCGCCGGCTGGAAGTCTATGTCTCCTCCCGTGACCGTCACCCAGACGTATCACAGGAAGGCGAGAGTTGCTGCATCACCCTTTGGGTTTGGCCTATCACCCGATGATCTTTCAGATCACCAATGGGCTATCCTCGCTGCACTCGGCATTAGTCGAGTGTAGATTGTCGTACTCTTAGTAGGTAACGACGGTTCAAAAGACCGCCGCTAACCCGCGACTGAGCTCGGTACGGCAACGCGCACCTTAATATAACAATAAATATGGAGGAATAACCATGCTGGCAGATCCGCAGACCGTAACCATTGGTGGCAGCACTTACACGCTGCCCCGCACTGGTACGGGTGAGAACACCGCGACGTACACGAAGGACGACGGAACCGTCTCCCTTCGCGTCAGTCACCGCAAGTCGAACGGCGGCCGGGAGAAGAGGGTTCAGACCCTCATCCGGCTCGACACGACCGACATCGCAGCTGACCCGCTTCAGGCGGGTATCAACCGCGAGGCGACTGTCAAGGTGTGGCTGGTCATTGACCGACCCACCGTGGGCGTCTCACTCACTAGCGCCGTGGACAAGGCGAAGGGGCTCCTTGGAGCCCTCTCTGCTACGTCCTACGCGCTGCTGACCAAGATCACTGGCGGCGAGAGCTAACTAACGCTCTCGCCGGCGATCTAGCCGACAACGCATGGTTTGGAATGAGCACCCTAGAAAGGGACCATGAAAAGCCATATAAAATTCCTGCAGAAGCTCCTCATTGACATCGAGGAGCGGTGTTGCACTAGTACCCGGCGCGATCTTAAAACAATCGCGCTGCGGACGAACACTGAGGGTGAAAGTTTTCTCACAATCACCCTACCTTCCTTTGCGGATGGCCTTCATCAGGCCCTCTCCGCTGAGGTGGCAGATCCCTCCTACTGGCCGCAATTTAAGACCAGAGGTAAGCTCCCCGTACTATTGGGTGGGCTATTGGAACAGGTGTTCGACCGTGGTACTGGACGGTTACGTGAGGATTATAGCGTCGCGGCGATTCAATCCGTGCGCCAGATAACAATGGCGTTTGGTAAAATCAAAAAGGAGTGTTCTAATGAACGAATCCAGGCCGCGTACACGCAGTACGTCCTCACGGAGTACGATGTCCGCGTTGGTGATCAGTCTCGCAGCTCTTTGGATCTGCTGGACTTCGGTCGTATGGCTCGCCTCCTCTGGGGGCGTGTCTGTACCGATCTCGATTATTCCGTAAGGAACTATC